GGTCATACCTTCTGCGACAGCGCCGAGGATAATTCTCTTGGCGATGTCTGCTGAGTTGTCAGCCATTGGACTCCTAAGTCCGGCGGGCCGGAATTGATTTTATTATCGGGCTGAGGAATTTATCGGATCTAATATTTAGATAGAACTATCCCGACTAAATAGCGCCGCTAGCCACACTGGTCGGGCTTAGCGCCCGAGCGAGCCACAGCGAAGTGAGGGGTAAGTCGGTACTCGGCCTAGGGGCCTCGCAAGAGGCCAACCGAACGGGTCGCAAAGGTCTTCCCCGCTTTGCTCCCCTACTGTATATAAGGCAGGAAATTTACTGCATTTCCCGTTTTATTTATGTGACGTTAGTCACACACGGTATAAGTGCTGTTCAGAGCCACTTTCATCTTCACTTTAGCAAATATTTTTTGCTGGGGAGTACTGGGACCGCCCGTGCTAGATTCAACAAGGGGGGGTCTGTTTTCCGTAGGCCAGCGGTCTAGGCCGGCGGTCTAGTCTTTGGGTCTAGGCTGTGGGTCTGTAGAAAATCTGTGGGGGCTGACTCTAGTTCTGGCGCGGTCTAGCCTTATTCCCTAACCTTTCTAATTTAAGTAATGAGATCCGGTACCCTTAAACCGGTGAGCTGTCGCCTAGCCTTGCCGGTGATCTGGTAATCTAATCGCCTATCCTGGCGCGTTAATACGTAGACAGAAACGCGCCTACTGTCTAGGCGTAACCTTATCCAATCGTTATCAAAACGTTATCGTTTGATCCTTGACTAGGGCATAGTCACACAGTAATTTATACCTAGTGGAGCTCACCTATAATTCCACGAGAAAAGAGAAAAGAAAGTGAAAAGATCAAAAGAGGAAAAAGCAGCGTTTATCGCTAACCTACGCGCCGGCGCGGACGCATTGAAAGATCAAGGCGTAATGCCACCTAGTAACCTACTAGACAGCTTTTCGATTCATAATGCGTTGATGATTATCTGGCAGAAACCTAGCGCGACACACTGTGCCGGTTTCCACGCGTGGAAAGCTGCCGGACGATCTGTAAAGAAAGGCGCACAAGGCGCGGCTATCCTTGTGCCACTAGGCGCAGATGATGAAGGAAAAACCCGCTTTTCCTGGCGTTACGTGTTCGATATTGCAGACACTGAGGAGCTCACAGATAGCTCTCCACGCCTAGCGCGAGATCTGGCCGTGGCATAATGGCCAGAACACTAGTTAAGGTGATGAAACAAGGCGAGGAGATTATCCACGCGGAGATCACTCTCACACAACAGAAAAAGATCCTGGCAGCGTGGAAAGAATTAGAAAAATACGGGATCGGTTTCAATAATGAGAAAGTGAGCGCATAATGCCGGTAATGAGCGCGGTCTCACTTATTCAATGCCTAGCGGGAGATCTGTTAGCAGATCCGGCACTAGTAATGGAGACAATCAAGGAGGAGGAGGATCTAGTAAGAGTGATCCGCAGCTATAGATTAGGAGACCTAACCTACAGTGAAGTTTTGGACACAGTAAAAGATTTTTTCTAGTGCTTTACTATGGGGGAGAGTATGGTATATACTCTCTCCTGTGGTAGCTCACTAGGAGCTAATTACAGAAAGAGGACAAGATGAAACAGGAAAAGATCGTAAGAGAACAGGACAGAAAGATAGTCAGTACCTACACGCTAGAAAATAACTATCGCGTAAAGCTGTCTACTTATCATTCATCAACTAGTAAAGTGATCCACACAATACTTTCAGAATGTATCACTGGCACTAGTGGAATGTTCACAATGGAAACTTTCGTAATGTATCGAGATCTTAACGAGAGAATAATTAGCGAGCCGGTGGCGCGTTATTCTTTCAAGGCGTTACAGGATCAACACGAGCGAGCTATTGAACAAGCAGCGCAGCAGATCGCCTATCTATTAGCAGAAGGAGAAGCGGGCGCGAGAGAGTGCCAGACAAGAGACGCAGCCTAGTGTTTGCCTATCGCCTATCCGTTAAGGGTAGGCGGTGGGGAGAAACTAGTCTCCAACCGAGAAAGAGGGCAAGCTAATGGATAAAGAACTAGGACGTCCGTTTGATGAGGATATTCTCATTCAACAGATCGGAATACGTACTGTCGGAGCTATATCCGGAGGACGTGTAGGAGTATATAAGCCGGAGGGAGAGTGTGTAGAAGTGGAGCTGCCGGTATCATCTGGCTATCTTGTCCGCATAACACTAGCCTGGGACGACACTTACACTGTCGAAAGAGTGTTACGGCGTAGGGCTAAGGGTAAGAGTGAAAAGGAAAGCAAGGTGTTAGGTCGCGTCACCGGTATTTACTGTGACCAGGTGGGAGAGGTCGCCTACAATGCCTCCTGCTATAAGAACGTCAAGTTTGGACAGGAGGTAAGCGCGTGAGCGTAACTATCACAATGCCTAAACAATGGGACAAGGAGACGGCGTTAGCTGTACTAGACGCCTATATTGAAGGATTAGATCGTGGGTATATTCTTATTATGAAAGAGAAGGAGGGCGAATAATGCAATACATAACACCGAGAGGCTGGCTAGTCTTAGGGATCCTGATCGGGCTGTCTATCTGGGGGCTGTGGGAGGTATCTAGTCACCTATTATGGACAGGCACTGGCTGGGAATGGTGCGAAAATATATTAACGTGCGAGAGAGAGGGCAAGTAATGAAAGAACTGGAGCAATTTTTAAATGTAGAGGCAGAATGGGTATTAGAAAGGTTAAGTACCGGCACTGAGTCTAATGATCGCAATTACTATCAAGGCAGGTTAGATCAGCTCGCGCAGGTGAGACGATACCTAAACCAACCGCAGATTATGAGAGAGGGGACAATCTAATGCAGCTACAAGAGATAGATACGATACAAGATTTAATTCTATGGGTGGAAGAGAATATGCAGGGAGCTACGGTGGAAGAGGGTGAGGGCGGGGTAATTATCCGTACTAATCTGATCTCCACTATGGGTGGAGATCTACACGAGAGAGAGGGAGAGTAATGAGCCACTATAGCGACACAATTAAGCACTGCAATAATTTTGCGGTGTGGGAGGATTGCGATAAACACAAGGAGTTAGAGTGCTATCGCTTAGAGTGCGTAGTATGCGATTGGAAAGAGAGAGATTGCGAGGAGGACAAGTGAGTGATTACCGGTACGCTAAAGATCCGGCGTTTGATGATAATTCTGAATGGATCTCTTGCGCGTGTGGGAGAGAGTATGACCGCAAAGAATATAATTCTGACACTTGCATAGAGTGTGAGAATGAACTAACCAATAAACAAATGAGAGAGAGGGCAAGTAAATGAAAAGATATACATTCAGCGTGGATCAGATAATAAGAGTATCGGCTAATTCTGAGGAGGAGGCCAGAGATCTACTACCTATGTACGCTAGTGGGTTTGACGGTCAATCGTATTATGTTAAAGAGGAGATTATCGAATTGGTAAATGAATTGGAGATCAAGTAATGAATAAAGAATATCTACAAGCTAAGGCTAATCTCTGCTCGGAATTGGCGCAGGAGCAGCTCACCAACGGTGATACGGAGGAGGGCGTTAAGAACCTCAAGCGTATGATCCGTGCGCTAGAGGAGATAAATATGATTAACTATTTAGAAGAAAGGGGAAGAGGGAGATGACTAGCTTTCACCCTAAAGAATATGATCTCATCAACCTATATGAGGTTACTGATGAGCAAGGCGTAGCCCTATGGGGCGGTAATAATGAGGGCGAGGCCATCATCTGGTGGCTCAAAGGTAATCAGGCTGGCCGGATATTGGTATCAGCGTGGGATAGTGATGAGGAAGATGCCTATATGATCGGTAGACCGATAGATATTACCGATATTGTGGCCAGAACCTACGATTATTATGGACTAGACTGATGAGCTTTACTATCGGGATCATCATAGTATTACTGATAACCTATGCACTTATAGTTATGGAGGAGAAGGTCAATGACGGAGATCGCTAGAAGGATAGAATCTGCCAAGCGTAGCGCGGTGGTATATCGCAATTACCGGAGGGCGAGGGATAGGGCGATGACTCGCCTATCCAATGCTTACCCTGAGACATACAAAGAGTTACTCGAACAGGAGAAAATTGTAGATGAGCAGATGGGTAAGAAGTGGCTTGATATTGACGGCAGTACTGGTCAGTCTATGGATCTTGACTCCAGCACACCACCTACGGGTGGAAGAGGGAGAGGGCAAGCCAGTTCCGATCCAGACGAAGGCGACAATGGAGGAGAAGCGTGAGAATAAAGCACTTATCGTTAGTTACCTCCGCGCCCTCGGTTACGATGGGCAGCAGAGAAACTGTGCCATCACCTTATGGACCCGTGAGAGCAGGCTTGACCACCTCGCAGATAACCCAAGATCAACGGCTTTCGGAATTGCTCAGCTCCTTAGAGAGCGTAGTAGAAAACCTGAACTACAAATCCTTCACGCTATACGATATGTTGAACACCGCTATCGAGGAAATTTCTGCTCTGCTCTCAAACACTCAGACAGAAGAGGGTGGTACTGATGCTGACGGGAGTTAGTTTATTTGCAGGAGTCGGTGGGTTTGATCTGGCTATGCAGCGACAAGGAGTAAAGGTCGTTGCCTCGGTAGAGATAGATCCCAAGTGCAATGAGGTGCTAGCTAAGCATTTCCCTGAAGCAACACAATTTACAGATGTAACCACAGTCAAAGGAGAGGATCTAATAAATGCAGGATTTACACCAAGCACAGGAATTATTACAGGAGGATTTCCCTGCCAAGACCTCAGCGTCGCTGGCAAAAGGGCTGGTCTTGCTGGCGCAAGAAGCGGGTTATTCTGGGAAATTGCAAGACTTGTGGAAGAAACGCAAACAGAATACTTCGTCATCGAAAACGTCCCTGGTCTGCTATCCAGTAACAAAGGAGCAGATTTTGGAGTCGTCGTCGGGACGATGGCCGACCTCGGGTATTCTATCGGATGGCGTGTGCTTGATGCTCAACACTTCGGAGTGCCCCAGCGAAGGAAGCGTGTCTTCGTCGTTGGCCGACGTTCTAGTAACTCATCAAGTCCTGCCGAAATACTATTTAAGTCCAACAGCCTGCGAAGGGATCCTTCGACGAGCCAACCGACGGGGCAAGACTCTTCCAGAAGCTCTGACCAAGGCGTTGCAGGAACAGGTAAAGTCTTCTTAGGTAGCGGCAAAGATATTGCTAACTGCATACCGGCTGAGTTATATCATCACGGATCGGTGGTGAACCAAGATGCCAACAACGGACACGTGGTGGTTCACGAAGAGTAGACGGGCGCAGAATGTGGATGACTATGAAACTTGGATTCAGGGGGGGGCAATGCCTACCTTAAATTCTTTTGATAATGGAGACGTGAGAACTACTATACTGGTATTTACTTCTTCATCTTTTGCACAATACAAGGAAGGGATAGGAACTTTGAGATCTAACGGAGGAGATTTAGGTGGAGGATCGGAAAGTTTAATGATTTCATTTGATACGCAGTTCGGATCTAATGCCACGACCTTTGAGGATATGTCTCCGACTCTTAAAGCTAGCCAGCAACCACCATCGGTGACTGGTAGTTCAGTACGCCGCTTGACACCTATCGAGTGTGAGAGATTGCAGGGTTTTCCTGATGACTGGACGGCAGGACAGTCAGACTCTCAACGCTATAAGCAAATGGGCAACGCAGTTGCAGTGCCAGTAGTTGAATGGATCATCCAGAATATCTGTGATACTATTTAACTGCCCTCCTTTCGGAAGCCTAGCCCTCACTGTTAACCTCTTTCCAGTGGGGGTTAGTGCTTTCTAGCCACCATTACTGTAGAACCCAGGACCCTTGAAGGTGACGGCGGGAGAGGACCAACTGCGAGACATAGATTGGTGGCAGTCGGTGCAGATAGGGTTGATGATCTCGGCGTGGATAGACTGCTCGATCTCTCTGGTGCTACCGCAGTCACACTTGAAGGCATAGATCATAGCTTTACCGCCTCTTCTACACTTAAATACCCTACCAACTTATCAACCTTGGACTTGTTAGCAAACTCTGAGGTGGCTGGCATACGATGAGTAACCCACTCTGGCTCTGGTATATCCATCAGATCAAAAGAGTAGATACCAAGCGGAGTGGAGTTAATATAGAAAGGGATAAGGTCACGCTCTGCTGACTGCGTGATGAGCTTGCGATACTTCATCTCTTCAATGAGCAGTGTGTCATAGTGTGTATAGCGACACTTGAGTTCGATGTAGTGTCCGGCCTTAGCACTGATGCAGTCAAAGGAATCATAGATTCCAGGGCTACGCTCTAGGTCGGGGTACATACTCTCTTTGAGATG